CGCAAGGACCTTCATCTTAGTTATGGATTACAATATCTAATGTGGCCCCTCTAAGTGTAGAGGAGGAGGATACATATGTACTTGTGCTCAACAGGATATACAATTAACATGAAATCTATAAAATTTATTTTAAATTTCCGTCAAAAGTACATCTTGAGAAATACGGTACTACCAATTGAAAATAAATCATTTTCAATCCTTACTAAATCTTTACCAAAATTTTTAATTTTGTGTTTTGATAAAGTAAGGGGTATCCAGGGAAGACTAACTATTGCAAACAATTTCTTGCAATTTATTTTTAAATTGCGTAGAAATCATGGTCCTACTTTTACCATTAAATGGTTAAAAGCTTGTACCGTGTGTTTGCAAAAACGACTTGGGGAAGATCGAATTAAATCTCTTCGTGAGATTGAACCAAATCTACCCTTACCACGATTAATCAATGGGTTTCCGGCTATTATAAATAGACAGGATCGCCTTCTGATTAAGTCTGGTAATATTCATATCATTCGGTTCTGACATAGTCTTTTTTCACTTTATCGGGTATTGGAAATACCTGGTAAATTGAAATTGGAGACTATTACGGCTCCTTTTTCTGGAGATCAGAGTGTTTTAGATTATGTTTTGGAAGTGAGTATTAATACTCCTTGACCTAAACATATTCAAAAAATTGCTCTGTCTCAGAATTTAGCTCCGACTACCTTCCACTTTTCGGGAAAAGCCAGTCCTTCTAATGTTAATTCATCATTAGGACTTTTAGGGGATATATATCTCCTATTGGCTCATCCGTCAGGTGGTGGTGTTTTTGATAATCTTTTGAATTACTTAAACACTGTAGGTGTAAAATGGAATACTCTACAATTTCTAACGCGTTTTAACGACGCAAAAGAAATTTTAGAGCAATTACCAGAAGATTCTTTTAATTTTAAGAAATCTATGGTAACTCCATTTGGTCAGTTTGCTATTAAACGGGAACCGGCCGGGAAAATTAGAGTTTTTGCTCTAGTTGACTCGGTAACTCAAAGTATTATGAAACCTATGCATTTAGCATTGTTTCAAGTACTTAGGTGTCTCCCGAATGATGGAACTTTTGATCAAGATGCGTCCGTAATTAGATGTAGTCAGAAAGCTGTTAAATATAACAAAGCATTTAGCTTTGATTTATCTGCAGCCACTGACAGACTTCCGGTTACTCTTACTGGTAATATCTTGGAATCTTTATTTAAGATTCCGGGTATTTCTGCTAGCTGGAGAGCCGTCATGGTTG